CCGCATCGGCTTCTTCTTCAGTAAGTTTACAGATAACACAAGCTTTCCCACTGGGAGTCCAAACTTTTCGTTCTTCACAATTGTGAAACCAAAAAGTGTTCATGTTTTCTGTCATTCTAACCTACTTATATTGTCCTCCTTTATTACCTCTATCTTTTCAAGTAGAGGGTGAGTCCAACCGTGAGAGACTAAATATGTATTTAGTTCCTCTCCAAGTAATATTTCTACTAATTTCTCTTTGCCTTCGTCATCTAATACACTTATTATTTCATCAAGAAATAAGGTGTTGATACGAGAGCTAGAAATACTACTCATTAATTTCCTTATTGCAAGCAAAGTAGCAGTATTAACTCTTGCAAGCTCCCCACTTGATAAAGCTAATATGTCTACTACTTTTGCATTGTCTGTAATTTCTACATTAAGTCTGTCATTCGTTACTACGAACTCCAAACTAAATCTACCTTCTGATAATTCAGCAAGGTAATCGTTTGTTAAATCCTCGAGGTCTTTTACTAAGTTCTCGATTTTGTAAGCAAGTAGTCCGTTTGTACTAAATGCTTTCTTTAATATCTCTAAATGGGTTGACCTATCTTCAACTTTACCCAAAGCTTCCACAATTTCTTCAAGCTCCCCTTCAAAATTCGCAGTCTGTTCCTGTATTATTTCCAAACGCGTATTATGTTGTGTAGCTTTATTATTCTCCTCCGCAATTTCTCTCACTCTCTCCTGCAACCCTTGTATCTTAGAAGAAAGGGTGGCAATTTGGGAAGAGACTTCCTCTTTGTCGAAAATTTGAGAAGGCAATTTGTTGTCCACCTGTCCCATAACTTCTTCAAATTCTTTCTGGAGTGTATCACGCCTGTGCATTCTTTCGTTATTTTTCTTGGCTTCTCGAATTTTTATCTCAAGGCCTTCAAGTATATCATTGCTTTCAACAATTTCTCCATAGTATTGATCTTTTAATCTCTGAACTTTATCATCATCTATGTACTCTTCGCAAGTTGGACATTGTCCTTTCAATTTAGAGAGTTTAGACAAATGTGCTTGAGAGTCAGACACTCTGGCACTATATATGCCAAGTTTCTGCGATTTAGCTTCAATGTCAACAGTCTCTCCTATGAGTAGTCTATCAGGGTTTGCAGCTAGTCGTTGTAAAATTTCAATATAAGAATTATTGTCTATAATTTTTTTATTTTTATCAGAGATTTTTTCAAAATCGTTTCGAAGTTGCTGTAATTGCTCCTCATCAACTAATGATACTTTTGGTAAATCTTTTATTGGCAGTATATCTACACTCTCCAATTTATTTTCATCTAACCACTTTACTATCGTATCTGACTTACTGTTGAGGCTATTAATTTCTAACATAACTTCTCTAGCTGCGTCCTTGAAAACATCAAAATAATCTACATACTCTGTTAACTTTAACAGATCGATAAGAAACTTTTTTCTATTTGTATCTGTCGCAGTTAAAAATGCAAGTGATGTATTCGTATTTTGATATACTAGCTGTGTAAAAGTTTTAAAATCTAATCCTAAGAGTTCTTGTACTGTCTTATATGTATTCGTTGCGGTGTGAGATGATATATCCTCTCCATTTTTCCACAGCTTACACTTAATAGTAGCCTTTCTTTTTACGTCAATTTCATACTGATCATTGTCTACTTCGAAGGTAAGATTTATCGTATATCCATCATTGATAAAGCGGTTTTGAATCTCCTGTTTTTTGATTCCTTTACTATTCTTGTTGAATAAAACTTCTTCAATAATAAGAGGCACGGAAGACTTACCCATTCCATTCGTACCCACAAGCTGTGTGAGGTTACAAGAATTGAGCTCAAGAATATTTCCTTTGCCATAGCTAAAACAGTTATCCCATTGTAGCGTTTTTAGAGTAATCATTAAACACTCCCATTATTGTTGTTATTTTCTCATCATTTAAATTAAGTATTGCACTCAAATACTCTGATAATTCTTCCTCGATTGTTAAGTCTTTTAAATTTAATGTAGATTCACTACTTCGTTTTATTACTTTCTTATCAAGTAGCTCTGAATTTTTAACATTAGCTAAATCAGCTACATCACCTTCAATCTCATAAATCGTGTGGTGAAAGTCTGTTAGTATCATATCTTTCTCGTCCGTTACAGTTTTTCTTATTAACTGTGGGAGATCAAATTCATGCCATGTCCAAGTCCAATCATCATGTATTGTTATATATCCTGTACTGACTTCTTCCCTGTGAAAGGAGGTTGTCATTGGGCTGCCTGGATAGACTATATTTCTTTGTGTATTTGAGTGACTATGCAAATCTCCAGCAAAAACTACTGGGAATGCATCTAGTCTATCCAAATCAACCTCTGGTACTACATGCGGAGGTATCTCACCCCGCACATGAATAAAGAGAGGCTTATTTACATTACATTCTTCTATTGATGTAGGCTTATGTAAGTCTGCATATGGAAGTATTGTAAAGTCTCCAAACTCTGTTGTCTTGTCTACTATTGTAACAAGCTTATTAACATCTTGAGTTGCTCTCTTTAAATTTGAGAAGAATGTTTTATTCTTTTTAGTCGCTTCATGGTTTCCATCGTAAATGTAGGTGGGTATAGTTACCCCCCTTACAAAATCGAAGTAAAGTGTGAGTTCGTCCATTGAGGGAACTCTATCAAATAGGTCACCGCCTATTATGTGTGTGTCATGAGTTTTTTCAAGCTGTCTTATATCTTGAAAAAATAACTCGAAGCGGCTACACGCCCACGGCAGGGGTACATTCTTCTGACCGAGCTTTAAGTGCCAGTCTGCCGTAAATAAAATCATGAAATTTTAAACTCTTCATTGACTTCATCTGGTGTTTCATTAGCAGGAGTGGTTACTCTCTGTAATAGTTCTAATTGAGCATCAGGGGTAGGTCTTGGTAAGACGTCGTCCATTGAACGAAGCTCTGCAATTGATGCAGTTTCTTCTTCGTTTAAAGGTCTTTTCTTACATTTAAGAGCCTGTAATCTGTACTCAACATTAAAGGCCATTGGTCCAGTTTTAACTCTTTGAAAATAGATATCCCAACCGTCCGTAGGATCAGTAGGATCACCTAAATCATCTGCAGCAACCATAATTTGCTCCATTAATTTTTTCTTTAGGTTTAGAACTTTGACTCTGCCATCAGCTGGGTCTATACACTGTGCTGCGTATGCCCAACCACATTTTAGATCAGGGAAGAAATCACGAACGTGATCTTTCTCTTTGTTATTAAATGTTTCTGTATCTCTATCGAAAGCAAGACATTCCATAGGAATATTTTTATTGTTTTCGCCTTTAATCCAGTAAACATATCTAGGTAATAGATCGCCCACTATACGAAGAACATTGTCTCCATTTTTATAAGTGTACTGGTCTATCTTTTCTTTTTTAGCTGCGCCTTGCGCTTGGTTAAATTTTATTGCCATTTTGTTTTTCCTTTGCGTTATCTTCAAATTTAAAATGAATTACTCCATCTTCCATTCGAAGCAATCTGTTTTTGTTTATTATTTCTTGTACGAAAGGCAAGTGTATAAGTTCTAAACTTGTCCTTCCTGTTTTTTTGTAGTATAAGTAATTGCGATAAGAAGCTACCATTACATAGAGTGAAGCGTTCATATACCCATATTTCTTGGCTTCTCTAAGTAAGCCTTCTGGGTTTAATAGAAAACTATTCCCCATAAAGTTCTTCCCATAATATTTATAGGTCGGGTCTTTTTTACTATAGGGTAATCTATTGTAAGTTAGTATGTGGATAATCGTTAAAACTGAGGCTGGATCGCCTTTAGTCGCCCGCATTATTTTATCCCAATTATATTTTATCATTATATTATACCAAAATTTGGAATCCTTGTCAAGTAATATTTTTCGGAGGTTGTTACAAGGTGGAAACCTCATACCCTTGCTTAATATAATAACCAAGTCGTGCGCTAGCTTGTCGCTTTGCAGTCTTGCCTATTAAATGTATATCTACTACTGTAGGTTGCTTTTTCCCTTCATATTGACGGATTATTCTTCCAATGAGCTGTGTAAGTAACGGCTCGTTATTTACTGGTGTGCCTAAAACTAAGCAACTAAGAATATCTAAAGATATGCCTTCTGAGAAAATACTTTGTGTCCCATACAATACATTTTTATCTTTAAATATCTGGTTGATAATATCAGGTCTTTCTTCGTGAGGGATTGCTCCTGTCACACAAACTGCGTCATCACCAGTGAGCTTGGCACAGTTTTTTAAAAAATCTACTCTATCAGATACCACTAACACTTTATGACCTCGTGCAGCATATGCACTTGCAGTCATAGCTATAGAGTTTTGGTACTCTGGGTTGTAAGCCAGTTCATTTACTCTATTAGCCCAAGGTATAGCATTTCCGTCCATGAATCTAATATCCAATTTCAGAACATCTATTTTAGGCATCATAAAGTTTTCCTTTGGGGGTTTTAAAATATGATCCCCAAAATAATCTCTGAATACTACATGCCTACCATCTTTTCTTGTTAATGTACCTGTAAGACCAATCTTATATCTAGCACAACTTTTATCTATAATTCTTGAAAAAGTTGGACTACTAACATGATGCATTTCATCAAGTATTACTAGTCCAAATTCTCGTCTAATGTCTGGGATTCTTCTGTATAAAGTTTGAATATTCCCTATCACAATAGGACTATCAATATCAAATCTTCCACTACCTATCACTCCTGGCTCAATTCCAAATACCTTTCTAACTTCATTTTCCCATTGTTTTCTTAGTGTTAAAGTATGGGTTACTACTAA